TTCTTTTGTAAAATATGCGAGCGAAGAAGCTCGAGACGTAGTTGGTCTAGCCGTTCACCATATTAATGAGGTGAAAGAAAAGACTATTATGGAGGCCAAGCAAGAGATTAAAGATCTTTTGAAAGAAATTCCGTCACTAGCTCGAAGCTCAGGAAAAGCTTTTGCTCAAGGCATGGACGAGACGATCCCTCTATATACGATATCTGAGTCGATATCGCGAAATAAGATTGGTTTAGCGGCTACGATGAAATCAATTTATTCTGCGACGTCAGCTACAGATATCATGTGTGAGGGTTTGAAAGCTTTTTCTATGGCTGGTTTGGAAGCTAATTGTATAGAGAAGTTCAAGAGCTTCGCAATGCGACCTCCTGAGATTTGGAAAGGAGATACTGAGGAAGCTTTAACAGATGCTTTACCAGTTGCACTTTTAGCAACGAGTATGGCAGGGTTTGAAGTTAATGATGTACCTATTTCGAATCTCATGGATCGTACAGCGAAGAATATTACTAACACTGATAAGGTAGCTGAAAAGATCACAGCATTGCTTAAGCAGGTCGGTCTTATTAGTGATCCAAACTTAGAACTCTTGACAGAGCTAGCCACTGAGGCAGATGCTCTAAAAGATGAATGGGCTTGGATGACCAACACATTGGCGAGTAATGCGAATGATTTTTGTAAAGAGCAAGAGCGTAGTAGAGTGACTTGCTTCAGAGAGCGAATTAATAAGTTGGGCGACAGTATATCTCTTTTGGGACAGACTAACGCTAAGCTTAAGACTACTACGATATGGCAGCAAACCAATTTTATGGTTCAGAAGAGTTATGATACCCTAGCTCAGATAGATACTATACAGAAGCAGGCAAAATCGCGTATTGTGCCAGTTGGTGTTTGTATCTATGGTGGGGAAAGTCAGATTGGAAAGTCTGAATTAGCCGCAAGGTTAATTCAGTTAGTTCAAGAAAAACTCTTAGCGAGAGATGACCACCACTTCTCGCGAGTAGGTCAGTGGGGGATTTGGCGACCTCAAGTAAGAGATGAGTTTGACACTGGATATTGTGGACAAGAGGTGACATATCAGGATGATGCATTTAATGGTAAAGATAATCTAGACCATCCTAAATGGATCAACTTTATATCACCTAGTCCTATAGGTACAGTCCAAGCTCAGCTTTTGCAGAAAGGTTGCCCTTATCGTTCAGTGTTGTGTATGGTTTCCTGTAATAAGTTACCGGAGACATCAATCACAATAAATAATATTCATGCTCTACATGAACGGTTTCCTATAACTATTAGAGCCACTTCCCGAGGACCGGTCCCTAAGACATCTTCGATAGAAAAGGC